GCAGGTTCTGCCTTTTGGGTTAATTCATTACAATCACAGATTGGTACATTAAAAGGCAATCAACTTGTTTTAGAAGCTAAGATTCAAGAACAGAATGAAGCTATTGAAACCGCTTTAAACAACCAAAAAAAGGCACAAACCCTTATGGCTTCTTTAGAAAAAGAGAAGCAAGAAGCAATGCGTAATGTTAATAAGTTAAGAAAAACATTTGCTAAACACGACTTAGATGAATTGACTTTAGCAAAACCAGAACTCATGCAAGGCAAAATAAATAGGGCATCTAAGCGAGTCTTAGAAAATTTAGAAAAATTAACCGACCCCAACCAATTTGATGAAAAAGATAATACTAATAGTTAGTTTAGCTTTAATAGCTTCAAGCTGTTCTATGATGGGAGATAGGGTCAAACCTGTTTCCGTAACCACCATTGCTAAACAACAACCAATGTACCATCCACCTTTGCCAATGGAAGTGCAAATGGACCCTGTAGATTGGGAAATACTTACACCAGACAGTATGCAGTTGTATTTAGACAATTTAGAAAAAAAAGAAGCACCAAGAAGAGCATTTTATACACTGTCCAGTAAAGAGTACGAACATTTAAGTATGGATATGGCAGATATAACTAGGTACATTACAGAGATACTGGGGATAGTTAGATTTTATCGGGATTATGATAAAGAAGAAGAAAAAGAAGAATAGCCGACCCCTATTGATTTAGAGCAAGTCTGCTCCTGTTCTTTTTTAGTAGGGGAAGGTTTAATCAATATATAATAATATGATGGATAGAAATAAATTAATTAAAGAACTTATTTTTGATGAAGGATATAAAAAAGAAACTTATGAAGATCATCTTGGATATCTTACATTAGGCGTTGGTCATTTAGTTTTAGATACTGATCCTGAAATTAATCAACCAATAGGAACTCCTGTTTCAGAAGAAAGAATTAGAGATTGTTTAAATAATGATATAGATACAGTTTGCAATGAATTAGATCGAAATTTATCTTGGTGGAGAGGCTTAAATGACAATAAACAACGAGTAATGGTAAATATGTGTTTTAACTTAGGTTGCCCAAGATTAAGTAAATTTAAAAAATTTCTTGCTGCTATGGAAGATAATGATTTTGAAACGGCTGCAAAAGAAATGATGGACAGCAAATGGGCTACACAAGTAGGTAATAGAGCTGAAAGATTAAAACAACGAGTTTTAGAAAACTAATGTTAAAAAAATATGTATTTAAACCGGGAATAAATAAAGAAGGAACTTCTTATGCAGAAGAAGGCGGTTGGTTTGATTCTGATAAAATTAGATTTCGTAGTGGCAGACCTGAAAAAATAGGTGGTTGGCAGAAAAATTCAAATAATACTTTTTTAGGAACGTGCAGAAATATGCACTCTTGGAGAGATAAAGGACAAACAGATTACATAGGTTTAGGTACGCATTTAAAATTGTATGTAAAAGAAGGAGATTCTTTTTATGATGTAACTCCTATTAGAGCAACTACTACTAACGGCATAGTATTTGCAGCTACTAATGGCTCTTCTACAATAACAGCTACGGATTCTAGTCACGGAGCTGTTGCTGGTGATTTTGTAACAATTTCAGGAGCAGCAACTTTAGGTGGTTTAATAACGGCTGCTGTTTTAAATCAAGAATATGAAATAGTAACAATTCCTACTGACAATACATATACATTTACTGCTAAAGACACAGACGGAGATGCCGTTACCGCAAATTCAAGTGATACAGGAAACGGAGGTTCGGGCGTAGACGGTTCGTATCAAATTAATACAGGTCTTGATACTTATGTAAAATCAACGGGTTGGGGTGTAGATACATGGGGAGCAGGAGCTTTTGGCTCTCCTACTAATATTAGCAGTACCAACCAATTAAGAAATTGGTCACAAGATAATTTTGGTGATGATTTAGTTGGTTGTGTTCGATTAGGTGGTGTTTACTATTGGGATGAATCGGGAGGAACAAGTGCAAGAGCTGTAGCATTTTCAGATTTAACTAATGCAAGTGGTGCTCCCGTAGTTGCTTTGCAAATAATGGTATCTGAAGTAGATAGACACATTATATGTTTTGGTACAAATGCAATAGGTTCAACAACACTTGATCCTTTATTTGTTAGATGGTCAGATCAAGAAAGTTCTATTGATTGGACTCCAACTTCTGTTAATACAGCAGGAGGACAAAGATTATCGTCTGGTTCAACTATAATAGGAGCATTGCAAACTAGACAAGAAATACTTATATGGACTGATAAAAATATACAAAGTATGCGTTACAGTGGAGCACCTTTTATATTTACATTTAGTGAAATTGCTCAAGGTCCATCTATGATTTCTCCTAATGCTGCTATAAATGCAGATAATAAAGTTTTCTTTATGGATAGAGGTAGCTTTTACGTTTATACCGGAAGTGTTAGTACGTTACCTTGTGCGGTTCAAGATTATATATTTTCAGATATAAATTTAGGACAATCTTACAAAGTATTTGGCACATCAAATGTAGATAAAAATGAAATAATTTGGTTTTATCCTTCTGCTGATTCTAATGAAATAAATCGTTATGTAATTTTTAATTATTTAGAAAATCTTTGGAGTATTGGAACTAATACAGATTCATTTACAAGGACTTCTTGGATAGAAGCACCTTCATTAGATAATCCAGTAGCTACAGAAAAAACAACCGACAGTAATATTAATTATTTATACAATCAAGAAATAGGAAATGATGCTGATGGTAGTGCAATGACAGCTTTTATAGAAACATCTGATTTTGATTTAGAACCAGATGGTGAAAATTTTATGTTCTTATCAAGAATAATACCTGATTTAAAATTTAAAAATTCTACAAGCACGGATGATACGTTATCTGTTTCTGTTAAAGGTGTTAATTTTCCATTAGATACTCCAACTACTTTAACGACAAGCAGTATAAATTCATCTTCGCAACAAGCTTTTATAAGAGCAAGAACAAGACAAGCCATACTTAGATTTGAAAGTACAGGTGCTGGTTACGGATGGAGATTAGGTTCTTTTAGAATAGACATGAGAGCAGACGGAAAAAGATAATGAGTCAAAAAACCACAGCACCTTTACCATTAGCACCTCTTGAATATAATTTTTCAAATGAATCATTAACAAGACAACAAATAGAACAAGCTATTCAATCTACTGAAGATGCTTTAACTTTATTAAAAGCAATGCAAGAAAGCGTTACGAGCAAATCCATTAGAAGACATCAATTTTTATTAATGGGAGTTGGTCAGTGAGTGATAATTTAAAAGTATTAGGTCAATTAGACCCTGCTGCAACCACAGTTACTGTGCTTTATACAGTACCAGATATGACACAAACAACGGTTAGTTCTATTGTGGCAGCAAATCGCACAGGTTCTGCTATCACTTTTAGACTAAGTGTTCATGTGGCTGGTGCAAGTGCTGACGATAAACAATATTTATATTATGGCAAATCTGTTGCAGCAAATGATTCATTAACAATAGTAATAGGTATAACATTAAATCAAGCAGATGTTGTAAAGGTTTATACAAGTGCAGTGGATATGAGTTTTAATATGTTTGGATGCGAAACAAAAGAGGAAAGATAAAATGGATGCTAGAAAACAAGCACAAGAATTAGCAAGTATGGGTCGTTATGGCGACACCATGCTTATGCACGTTAATCCTAAAGAAGTTGAAGGATTAGCGTCTATTATGCCTATAACCATAAATCCTGAAACTGGGCAACCAGAAGCATTTATAGGAGCTATATTAGGCAGTTTGTTAGGTGGTGCTTTTCTTCCCGGACTTGCAGGTGGTACATGGTTAACTGCTGCTGGAGGAGCTGCAATAGGTTCTGGTTTAGGAACTTGGGCAGAAACAGGAGATTTAGAAAAAGGCATAGCATCAGCCGTTATGGGATACGGTGTCGGTAGTATCATGGGAGATGTTGCTGGTTCTGGACTTGAAGCAGCCGGTGTTGACGTAGGTAAAGATATAGCTATATCTAATGTAGGAAATTTAGCATCAGAACAAGCTATATTACAAGCACAATTAGCAGCACAAACACAAGGTACAGTTTTAACTCCTGAATTAATTAAACAAATAGGAGAAAATGCAAGTAAACAAGCAATACAACAAGGTTTAAATCCTTCTCAATTAGCAAATATTAATGAAACCGCAGCAGGATTTGCTGAAGCAGGTTACGGCAACATGACAGGCGGAGAAAGATTATCAAACTTAGGTAGTAATCTTTTTTCTACTGATACATTAGATTCTATGGCTAGTAATTATCTTCCTATAGCTATAGGTGGAGGTTCTTTAGGAGCACAAAATGCTCAAGATCAATATCTTGAAGACATGGAACAATACAGATTAGATAAAGAAAAAAGAAGAAAAGAATTACTTGCTAATAATCCTGAACAAATACACAGAAGAAATCCTTATTATTCTATGTATAACAGTAATGCAGGTGGTCAAATACCTTCATACGCAAACGGAGAAACTGTTGCTGGAATAGGTCCAGAAGGACAATTTACACCTTCTAATACTTATATGCCGGGCATAGATTCAGAATTTAATTACTTTCCAAATAGAGTAATACCTTCTTCTGCTATAAGTGCTGCACAAGCAGCAGCAAAAGAAGCAGAAATGGCTATTATGCCTAATCCTAGAGCCAGTATATATCAACCAATGGTATTGCCAGATTATGAAGACCCAGCAGCAGGAAGTGTTTTACAAAGAGTTAACCAAGCCAGAGAAGCAGGATTATCTGCCACTACTCAATTA